AAATTTCTTAAATTGCGGGAACCCTTTTTTCATAATATATGAAAGGTGCGGAAATAATATTTTATATATTAAATTGGAATGGGAATCCGCAGGCAAGTAATTGCTATTTAGGTGATTTTATGAAAAAGAAAATTAAAGATTATGATAATTATGAGATTTATGATAATGGAGATGTATTAAACATTTCTACCCAAAAGATTCTTGCTGGATCGATTGGAGAAAATGGTTATAAATATTATAGATTATCAAAAGAAGGACAGAAAAAAATGTTTTATGCTCATAGATTAGTGGCAGAACATTTTTTAGAAAATCCTGAAAATTTACCAATTGTAAATCATAAAGATGGTGACAAATTAAATAATAATGTAAACAATTTAGAATGGGTTAGTTATAGTGATAATGTAATGCATGCTAGAAAAAATAATTTAATTAGTAAAGTAAAAGAGCATAGAGAGATTTATACAGAAGATTTAGAAGATGAACAATGGAGAAAAATTCGAGAATTTGAAAACTATTCTGTTTCCTCTAAAGGACGAGTAAAAAACGACTTAAAAAATTGGATATTGCGACCTTCTATAACTTCTGGATATAAAAAAGTACGATTGAGTAAGAATGGTAAGGTTGAAGATCGTTTAGTGCATAGATTAGTTTATAGTGAATTTAATGAAACTGATTAGTTTCTGCCTAAAGGATATGTTATAGACCATATTGATGGTGATAAATTAAATAATAATTTATCTAATTTACGTTATATTTCTCTTTCTGAAAATGTACTTTCAGCTCTTTATGATAGTAATACTAATAATAGTAATAAACCAGTTGAACAATATGATTTACAAGGTAATTTCATAAAATCTTTTCCCTCTGTGCGAGAGGCTGCTAGACAGTTAAATTTGGATAGTAGCACGATTAGTAAAGTGTGTAGAGGTAAAAATAAAACTCATGGAGGTTTTATTTTTAAATATAGCAATTAAAGCTTCAACGACTATCCTGAAATAGCTCCCGTGGAATAAAAAATAGGAGCAATAGGAGTAGGGCCAAGCGGTGGGTGAAAATCCCTTAAATCGAAAAAGGAAACTTCCCCAAGGGAAGATGATATAGTCTATTCTTATAGGAAACTATAAGCAGTTCATAAGAGAACGTGCAAGGTGTAGCGAGCCTTGTAGAATATAAAGATTCAAAGAGCTTTTTGACGGTACTGAGCCTTATCATAAAGTGCATCCTTTATCCTGGGGCTAAGCTGTTTGTTACATCAGGTGGTAAAGAGCAGTCAGCGAGCATCGTGCGCGAGAAGGTAGAAGAACTTTGCGCGCTGGTGCCAGGGTTGACACGAGAGATCGACTGGCGTAAGGGGCGTACGCGTATAGGAAAAGACCAAGTTATTTATGTCTTTAAAAATGGTTCTTCTTTTGATAACGTTCCAGCTAGTGAACGTTCTAGAGGTAAAAGACGTCATGGTGGCGTAGGAGAGGAATGTGTAGGTATTGATGGTAAAATCCTTTCTGAAGTTATTATTCCTATGATGAACGTTTCTCGTAAGTGTATGGACGGCTCTAAGCACGACGAAGAATCTTTAAATAAATCTCAGGTTTATATTACAACAGCTGGATATAAAAATACTTTTAGTTACACAAAACTTATTCAATACCTTGTTTGGATGGTTACTGAGCCAGACAAGGCTTTCGTTATGGGTGGTACTTGGAGGACTCCTGTTATGATGGGCCTTCAGGATAAAAACTTTATTACTGATATTAAAAAGGATGAAACCTATGATGAAGCATCGTTCGAGAGAGAGTATAGAATTTTGTACTCGTTAAATTTTGTAAATTGCTGGAAACCCGCGAAGATAAGCAAACTACAACATAAGATTGAGAATATATCTAAGTGTGACAGTAAGAAAATTGTTTATTATGTGGCAATCAGCAGCCAAGCTCTGATGAGGAGAAGGTTCAACGACTACTCGCAAGAGGTAAGGGGATAAGAATTTATTGATCCTCTGAAAAACAAAACTTTATAGAAAAGGAGTATAAATATTATGAAACAAATTATTGTTGATGGTATGGTTACAAACTACTTTATAGACGAAGAAGGAAATTGCTATAATGGAGTTAGGGGAAATTATTTAAAAGGTCAAATTTCTAATAGTGGCTATTTAAACTATAATTTATCATTACCTAATGGTAAGAAGAAGAGATTATATGCTCACAGGTTGGCTGCAACAGCTTATATCCCTAATCCGTTAAATAAGACTGAAGTAAACCATAAAGATGGTAATAAATTAAATAATAATATTGAAAATTTAGAATGGGTAACGGCTTCTGAAAATCAAAGATATAATGTTAAAATAGATAACAAAAATAATGCTAAAAAGTTATATCAATTTGATAAAGATAAAAATCTTGTTAAAGTTTGGAATAGTGTAGGAGAAGCCGAGTATGAAGGTGGTTTTACTTATTCTATGATAAATCAAGAAGCTTTAGCAGAAGTAAAAACTTTAACCTTGGGTTATTATTGGTCTTATGAAGCAAATAACGATTTTGAAATTAAGATTACTAAAAATTTGGGTGTTAGCAAAGAGGTAGCCCAATAGGATAAAGAAGGTAATCTAATAAATATTTTTAATTCCTGCGGAGAGGCTGCTCGTGAGGTGGGCGGGACTCATAGCCATATAAGTGAGTGCTGCCGAGGGAAAATTAAAAGCTATAAAGGTTTTATTTGGAAATTTCTATAAATGATGATATAGTCTGAACTCTATTGAAAGATAGAGCGCGCAAGCGGATAGTAGAATTAATTCGGCTACTATTAAACATATTGGAATCTCGTTGGACAGGAACGGTGGAAGGATCTTTCTTTAATGGCGAACACTTCGACCGTGGCCGCATACTCCAAAAGCCAGAATATGAATACTCGGGACGATCCACAGATAGAAGTTACTACTTGCTATCAGTGGACGTTGGGCGTATTAAATGCGATTCGGTAGTGTGCGTCTTCAAGGTAAAACCGCAAGAAGTAGGTGCTCCAATTATTACTTTAGTTAATATGTATGTACTTAATGATGAGAACCTATTGGACCAGGCAGTTGTTTTAAAAAGATTATATTATAAATATCACGCAAAAAAGATTGTAATTGATGGTAATGGACTTGGACATGGATTAATCGATGCTATGGTTAAGTCTCAAAACGATCCAGAAACTGGAGTTGAATATCCAGATTTTGGAATTGAAAATGATAAAGACGGAGAATATAAAAAGTTTCAAACTAAAAGAACTGAATTTGATGCTGTTTATAATATGAAAGCTAATCCTGCTATTAACACAGAGTGCCATTCCAATGTAGTAACCCAAATGGCGGCAGGTAAGGTAAAATTCTTAATTGATGAAAGAACGGCTAAGCAAAAATTATTAGGTACTCGTATGGGTAAAGAAATGACTCCCGAGCAAAGAAACATATATTTGCGGCCGTAGCAGCTCACGAGCATCCTCAAAGATGAAATGCTTAATTTACGTGAAGAAAATCAAGGATTAAACATTGTACTTAAACAGGCAAATAAATCTATTCAAAAAGATAAATTCTCAAGTTTTGAATATGGACTTTGGTATATTAAAGAATCTGAAGGTAAAAAGAAGAAGAAACGCTTTGATGCATCTCAGTAGTGCTTTATGAATTAAAAAAATTTTGGTCAACTTTTTCTAATCAACCTATTGGATTTTTTATATTATACATAAGAAGGTTTTAACAAGAAAGAAGGTGAGAACGTTTGGAGGCTTCACGAGGAGAAATTACAATAAAAGAAATTTTACAAATGAATGATATGAATTTTAAGGAAGAATATAGTTTTCCGGATTTAACCTCTCCAAACGGTACTCTGCTTCGATTTGATTTTGCTGTTTTTGATGATGAAGGAAATTTAGAATTTCTTATAGAATTTCAAGGAAGACAGCATTACGAAGCTAGTAGTAAGTTTGGTGGTAAAAAAGGTTTATATCGCCAACAGTACAATGATAATTTAAAAAGAAGATAGTGCGGACTTCATGGTCTAATCCTAGTGGAAATACCTTAGACTGATGAGTGGAAATTAAGCTATGATTATATCATGGAGAAAGCTGGTATCTTATAAAAAGGAGGTGGATAAGTGGAAGACACAAGAGATATACATGCTAAAGGTTTTGACCTTTTTCGCTTGAATAATTCACTTCAAGCCCCCGTAGATTACAATTCTATTAAAGTAGGTGTGAAAACTCTAAATGATGCAACTTTAGATTTGGGAAGTTTAAAAAAAGCAAATCGAGATTATGGTAATAAAGCTTTTATTTTACAGGCTCTAGCTAACAAGGACTTAGATACATTAAGAGAAATTTCAGACTTCTTTTTTAGAACTAATGGAATTTATCAAAGGATATGTTGCTACTTTGCTACGATGTAGCGATATGATTGGTATATTGTTCCAGAACTCTATTCTAAAAAATATAATGAAGATAAAGTAATTGAAGATTTTTATAATACTTTAAATTATTTAGATGATAGTTATATTAAGAAAATATGTGGACAAGTTGCATTAAGTGTAATTAAGCATGGTTGCTATTATGGTTAGGTGTGTGAAGCTGAGAATGGTTTTGTTCTTCAAGAATTACCCATTAAATACTGCCGCACTAGGTATAATAGAGGACCTCTTCCAGCTATAGAATTTGACTTAAAATGGTTTGATGATACTTTTACAGATCCTATTTATAGAATGCGTATTATCAAAATGTTTCCTAAGGAATTTGAAAAGGGCTATAGATTATGGAAAGAGGGTAAGCTTATCCAAGACCCTGGAGATTATAGCGGACGTGCTTGGTACTTACTTGATCAAGGAAGCGTATGTAAATTTGACTTTGGATTAGATAATGGCGATATGCCGCTTTTCGCTGTCGCGATTCCTGAGCTCTGCGATCTCGACGCAGCGCAAGACCTCGATCGCCGCAAGCAAATGCAGAAGTTGTTAAAAATTTTGGTTCAAAAACTTCCAAGAGATAAAAATGGTGATTTAATCTTTGATGTAGATGAAGCAAGAGATATACACAATAATGCAGTTCAAATGTTAAAAAATGCGATTGGAGTAGATGTTTTAACAACATTCGCTGATATTCAATCTATTGACGTATCTGATGATAATACCACATCTTCAACTGATGATTTAAAAAGGGTTGAGCGTTCTGTTTACAATGCTTTTGGTGTTCCAAATAGTATTTTTAATTCAGAAGGTAACATAGCTCTTACAAATTCTATTTTAAATGATGAGGCCTATATAAGAACTATGGTTCTTCAATTTGGTACTTTCTGGGATCGTTTGGTGCGCGCAAGGACTAAACGTCGCGGCAGTAAAAAATGGAATTTTAGATTATTTATGTTAGAAACAACCCAGTATAATTATCAACAACTCGCTAAGTTGTATAAAGAGCAAACTCAAATAGGTTTCTCGAAGTGCTTACCTCAAATTGCTCTTGGTCATTCTCAGTCTTCTATCTTACATACTATTACATTTGAGAATGAAGTTCTTAATTTACCTGCTATAATGATACCTCCTCTTATGAGTAGTACAATGAATATTGAAACTATTAAAGAAGTAGGTGCTAAAGGTACAAAATTAAATGATGATAGTAGTGGAGAAGTGGGGCGACCCGAAAAAGATGACACCGAAAAGAGTGATAAGACTATAGCCAATAGAGAAAGCTTAGGAATGAGTTAAGGAGGAAAAATATGAGACATATTAGTATTAAATTAAACACTCCTTGCGAATTCATAGATGTTGTTCCGATTAATCCATTGATAAGTAAATGTCAAATAAAGGTCTGTTAGGTTGGGGAAACCCCCAACCGTAACGGAACTATTATTACGAAAGAAGTTGCGCGCGAGCTGGCTAATAGTCTCCCGGGCTCTCCGATCGTAGGACGTTATTTACCAGAGAAAAACGACTTTGAAGAGCATAGCCGCGATATGGTTATTGAAGATGGGGAGTTGGTTTTTAAGGATTTAACACAACCTTATGGATTTGTAGATTTAGGGGCAAAAGTATGGTTCCAAAAATTCTCTGATGATGGAGTGGTACATGAGTACCTTATGACCGAAGGTTATATTTGGACAGGAAGGTATCCAGAAACCCAAAGAATTATAGAAAAAGGTAATAATCAATCTATGGAACTTGATCCAAATTCTGTTAATGGAGTTTGGTCCAAAGATGATAATGACTATTACGAATTTTTTATAATAAATGAAGCAGTAATATCCGCTTTATGTATTTTAGGAGAGGATGTTGAACCTTGTTTTGAGGGTGCTTCGATTGGAAAAGTTCAGTTCTCTTTAGAGGACGATTTTAAAACAAAATTATTCTCTATGATGAATGAAATAAAAGAAATTCTAAGCAAAGGAGGAGAACCAGTGAACGAGAACGAAGTAATTGAAGAAAATATTCAGGAAGTTTCTGAGGAAGAAGTTGCTGAGACAGTCGTAGAAGAGATTGTCGAAGAAGTAACACAGGAAGTTACTGAAGAATTCGCAGCAGTTGAGGAAGAAGTTACTGAGGCCGAGGCTGTTGAAGAAACGACAGAAGAAGTTAGTTCTGAAGAGACAGTTGAAGAGTCTGTTGAAGAAGCTACATATTCTCTCGAAGAGATTCCTGAGTATGTTGAGCTTTCTGAGAAATTTGCTAGCCTTCAAGCTGAGAATGAACAACTTACAGAGGAACTTAATTCTTTAAAAGAATTTAAGTTACAAGTTGAGCGTACAGAAAAGCAGGCCATGATAGATAAATTCTATATGCTTTCTGACGAAGATAAGAGTGATGTTATTACTAATATTGATTCTTATTCTCTTGGAGATATTGAAGCTAAGCTTTGCGTTATTTGCTTTAGGAAGGGCGTAAGCTTTGGTGCCGAAGAAGAGAAGAAAGAGTCTGAGGTAACAACATATAATTTAGACTACGATAATGCTACACCGGCTTGGATTAAAGCGGTTGAACAGCGTAGCAAGTAATAAAAACAAAAAGGAGGAAACTTAAAAAATGGCTAAAACAAGATTAAGTAATGCTACTTATGTTGAGCGTGGCTACGGTCAAGTTGAGCCTAATCACCTTTCTGCTCAAAGAAATGGTCAGATTTATGCTCAGTTACCTGCTAAGTCTACTATTAATATGCTTGAGAACGGTCAGTTCGTTAAGTATGACTATGAAGCTGGTGTGGTTGACTTTACCGGAGCAGGTGATTGGATGCTCGTTTATAACGAGGTTAAGGTTTACAGAGAGGGAGAGGGCGATGCAGATTTCGCTATGATTAAGTCGAATTATGCAGCTGCTGTTTATAGCCCTGTTGATGGCACTTCTGCTACTTCTGCTCATGCTCGTGATTATCGTGGTGTTGTAACACCCGCTGATCCTTACGAGGTTGATAGCACAGCTGATCCTTTCTCTATTACAAAGTATTCTCAGCCTTTGGCAATGCCTACAGGCACAACAATGGTACCTAGAGTATTCGCTACTCATGTTGGTGACATTATGACAACTAACACAATTAACGAAACAGCTCTTGCTCTTGGTGATGCTTTAACTATCGGTGCAGATGGTTATCTCACAAAGACAGGTGGATCTACAGCTACTAAGGATAAGTGGCTTGTAGTTAAGGTTTACACAATGCCCGATGGACAAAAGGGTGTTAAGATTCAAAGAGTCGCATAATAAGGAAAGGAGGAAATAATAATGGCTTTAGATAAAACTAATTTAATCGCTCTTGCTATGGCTGCATCAAAGGCTTCTCCTTCTGCTCCTGTGGCTTATAGTTATGAAGGCAAGGATTTTTCCTATGCTGAGCTTAATGATACACTCTATGCTGAAATGAGTGAACTCGCTAAGGACAATCGTTCTTATCGTGAGAACAAGAACACTATCTTCTCTATTATTGAGACAGTTATTGATAATGTTCTTCCTAAGAGAGTACAGGGTCTTTACGAGTCTTTCGCAGAGATCAAACTTGTTGCTCAGGGTGACAAGCCCTTATTCCGTAGAAAGGTTAATAATCGTTTAAGAGCTAAGCAGTTCGTAACGAGAGTTGGTCTTGCTGGTAGATATGAAGTTTGGAAGATGGCTGGTGGTGAGAGCTTTGAGGTTCCTACATCTGCTATCGGTGGCGCAATCCAGATCGGTTTCGAGGAGTTCCGTGACGGCCGTGTAGATTGGGCTGAAATGCTTAACATTATCCTTGAGGGTATGGATGATCTCATTGCTTTCGAGATCGAGGCTGCTCTTAAGGCTGCTGTTACAGAGCTTCCTGCTAACAACGTTGTTGCTACAACTGGTTTCGATGAGGCTGCTTTCGATAAGCTCGTTAATATTGCTAAGTCTTATGGCGATGTTACAATTTATTGCTTTGACGAGTTTGCTACAAAGATGATCCCTGCTGAGGCTTGGAGATATTCTGACAACATGAAGGAAGAGCTTTGGACTTCTGGTCACCTTCAGGGTTATAAGAATAATAGAGTTGTTATTCTTGGCAATTCTGTTACAGATGAGACAAATAGCGAGAAGGCTCTTGATCCTTCCTACTGCTGGATTATCCCTAATGGTGGTGATTCCAAGCCAGTTAAGGTTGTTATCGAGGGTGATACTTGCGTAAAAGAGAATGACTCTAATGATGACTGGAGCCGTGACCTTCACATTTATAAGAAGGTTGGCGTTGCTGCTCTTCTCGCTAATAGCGTTTGCAGCTACAGAGATACAACTCTTACCAAGCAGATTGGTAGCTGGAACTTCAAGACAGACATTACATTCCCTGTTGTTACTGAATCTTGATTATAATTAAAATATAATTTACTCGGGGCGTGGGAACGCCTATGCCCCGAGATTTTTCTAAGAGATAAAGGAGACGTAAAAATGGAAGATAAGAATAGAAAGGTATCAGTAAAAAATCGCAGTAGTGCGACTGTTATTATTAGTATACCTAACAGACATATAAGAGTAGAGTTACAGCCAGGTCAAACTATTACTAGTTTAACTTTTGCGGATGTGGAGGAATTTTCCTACCAGCCCGGTGGTGATACGCTGCTTAGAGAGTATTTGCAGTTAGCCATCGCTGAAATTAAAGATTTAAGTCTTGGTGAGCCACAGCCTGAGTATTTTTATAGTGAAGAAGAAGTAAAGAAATTGTTAAGTGAGGGTTCTATTGATGAATTCCTTGACTGTCTTGATTTTGCACCTACTGGTGTTATTGATTTAATTAAGAAGTTTGCGGTTTCCCTTCCTCTTACTGATACTCGTAAGCTCGCAGCCATCCAGGAGAAAACAGGATTTAATGCGGCCGCTGCTATTCAGCATGACAAGGAGTCTAAGACTGAAGAGGAGGCATCGAACGCCGCTCCTAAGCGTAGAGTAACATCAACGACTACTTCTACTCCTAAACGTAGAGTAATTAAGTAAATTATTTAAGAAGGGAGTGCATTATGGCTACTAGTTTTACAAAAGTGTATAGTGCTTTCCTTGATCAGATTACAGATGATTTGTAGATGGAATTAACACCAGAAGATACAATAAAAGATTTACAACATCTTTTAATTAATGGTATTCCAGAGTTTGAATTTCCTCGTAAGATTTTAACTGATTATACGATTGAAACTGAGGTTATTGACGAAAAAGATTTAACTGATGATGATTTTGTAATTGGTATTATTTGGAATGAGATAGAGGATGAGGATCCAACAGTAGCGAAGGTTATTGTTGAGCGCAGTACATTTGCGGCAGACCTCACCTCCGAGGAGATTTATATCTTAGCTTTAATAATGAAATGCGGTTGGCTTCAACGCCAAGTCACTTCTATTGAGAATACTCGTATGAAGTATTCCGGTAGTGATTTTAAAATGACGTCTCAAGCCAATCACTTAGCTAAGCTTCTTACACTTCTTGCTGAATGTCAGCGTCAATCTTTTCATATGCAACGCTTGTATAAGCGCCGCAAAGTAGATGATACTGGCGCAATAAGCTCCAACTGGAGTATATTAAGGGAGGTAAGTGCGCTTGATGACTAAATACGGTTTTGAGGTTTCAACAGAATATGAAATCCGCCGTTTAACTAATCATCTATGGAAATTGATTCCTATGCGTGAAAATGAAGAGAATTAGGAACTACAATTAGAGACCGTAATAAATGAGATAGTCGGCTTAAATGAGATTTTTTCTTTTAAAAGCGACTATCTTATTTTATTAGCTAAGCTTGAAGGGTTACTTCATTCAAAGAATTCTTTTGATTTTTATAGGAAAACAGTTTTTGAGTGCATTTCATTAGTAGGAGGGTTGGCAAAATGAGTAATAATATACCTTATCCGAGAGGATTAAAAGGAATGGCCGCCCGCCTTAATCAACATGGTGGATTTCCGCAACAAGACAGAATGATAAAGGATAAACGAAGAACTTTAGATAGGGCGGTACTTTATTCTTATCAAGGAGCAAAAATACAGAAAGTAAATGGTGAAGATGTTTGTAGGGCTTTAATCAATCCCAATAAGCTCACCATGGATTATGACAACAAGATTCTCTCTGTTGGCTATGAATTTGATTATAAGCCAGGCGATGTATTTAAGTGGTTAAATACTGATACCTATTGGATAGTTTACTTACAAGACTTAACAGAATTAGCTTACTTCCGAGGCGACATAAGAAAATGCCGTTACACTATCTCTTGGAAAGATGATAATGGAATTGTTTGCACAACATAGGCAGCGGTTAGAGGACCGGTTGAAACTAAAATTAATTACATCCAAAAGAATGGTATAAGTGTAGATACACCAAATCATTCTTTAAATATAATATTACCCAAAAATAAAGATACTTTAGCTTATTTTAAGAGATATAAAAAGTTTTATTTAAGAACGTTAGAAGAAAATGAAGGAGATTTGTGCTGGCGTATAGAGGGTTTCGATACTATCAGTACTCCTGGTATCATAGAAATTAATGCGGTCGAGTACTACTCTAATGAGGTAGAAGATGATTTGCAGAATGGTATCGCTGGAGGTTTGATTGTGGACCCTGTTGCTCCAGAGCCTGCTTCAGAATTAATTGTAGGTGAGAATTTTATTAAACCTAAAGTAAGTTATACGTATTATTATGAGGGTGATGAAGAATCAGAATGGGAGATTATCAGTGAGAATAAAACCATTCAGTAGAAAAAAGATGGTAAAACATTAACTATTAAATGGATGCAGAGTTATAGCGGTCAGATTACCTTAAAGTATGGTTCGGCTGAACGAGTTATTGTCATTGATTCTCTGTTCTAAGGAGTTAAAGGAGATAAAGATGAAAATAAATAATTATCGTTAGCCAGAATCAAGCTTTCTGTCGGTCGATAAAGATATGGATATCATCATAGGTTGGTTGTTAAAAAATCAACGTTTTGCAAAGATGTTATTTTATACAGAAAAAGATGCTTTGAAGAGGCCTGATTTGACAGATGAACAAATAGTGGGACTTATGGGTAAGAACTTTAAAAAGGTTCCTAAGCTTTATATAGATGGTTCAGTTTTGAATTATATTATATTGAGCTTTGATGATTTTACACCCTGTAGCAACCCGCAGTTTAGAGATAATACAATTATCTTTGATATTATTTGTCACTTTGATCAATGGGAACTCCAAGACAACCAGCTTAGGCCATATCGCCTCGCGGCCGAAATCGATAGCACCTTTAATAACAGACACTTAACAGGAATAGGAAAGACCGAGTTTTTGGGTATGAAGCAAATCATTTTGAATGATGAATTTGCGGGCTTGACACTCATGTACGCTGTACATCACGGTGGTGAAGATAAGTACAATATGCCCAACCCCGCGGACCAGGCGCAGTTCGAAGAAGACTTTAATAAATTATTTAATGATTTTAAATAATGGCCTTTGATTAGAGATTAGCCTTGGCCGCTGGTTTAGATATTCCAATACCTGAATGTCAAGTAATAATACATCAACCAAGAGTAAAAGAGATTGGTATGATGGGTGAAAACGATTTTAATATGGGCGCGCAGATACTTTGTATCGATAGAAATAGTTTTTCGGAAGGTCAAGACCTTCCTATAGAAGTTACAAATTTTAATTTACTAATGTCATTTTTAAATGAGAAAGAGGCCGCAGACAAAAAACAGACGGTTAAAGCTGTTCTCGCATTAGTATTACCAGATTATCGAATTATTCTAACTCCGAGGTCAATTCTTTGTAATAAGGATAATGAAAATTTGATAATAGATGAAGGGAATTTTGATAATTTCCAAAAAATATTAAAGAAAATATTTTAGTTAGATAGGAAGCAGAAAGATGAGAATGGAGAGATCCACGAGGTTTATAATCCTGCTAATGAAAAGGCTAAACAAATAGCTGAAAAGATTTATAAAGGTCGTAAAAAATTAGCAGAGCTTAAATCTGCAAAGAATCCTGATGATTCCGCCTTAGCTAGATATTTTTCAATACTTGCTATTGGATTAGGTTATACAAGTGATGAGCTTAATGATCTAACCCTTTTTCAGATAAACGATTTATTTGAGAGGTTTACATTAAAAATGAAATAGGATATGGATATTTCCATGAGACTCGCGGGAGGCAAGCCTGATGAGCAGCCTGATCATTGGATGGGACCTCTACATTAATTAAAAGGAGGAAAAAACCGATATGAAATACGGTATTCGTGAAATTTGCGATGTTGTTTTCAAGGCAAAGGGTGTTTGCAAAGTTGGTAACAGAATCTTCTATAAAGATGAGCCTATAATGTATTTCGATACTCTTAAAACTTCATCTCTTGAAGCTGCTTCTAGCTCTGTATATGCTCAGGGCGGTCGCGGTAATCCTAGACTTATTGCTTGGGATGGTGACCGTACTCTCACATTTAATATGGAAGATGCTCTTATTAGTTCTGAGGGACTTCAAATTCTTTCTGGTGCAGGCTTAATTGAAGCTTCTAGCCATGATATTCTTAAGATACATACAACTACTCAAATAGCAGGAAAAGACGTGGTTTATAATTCTACAACTGGAGTAATTACTCTTTATTTGCCTGCAAAGCCTTACTGGGAGCCTTCTGCCCTTACTCCTACTGTGTATACTAACAAGGAGAATTATGCTTATGTATTCCCGTTAGACGCTTTTGGTGAAGTTTGGACAGAGCCTTATATTCTTGATTTTGCAGGTAAAACAATTGGTACAGCAAATGGCCATTATCTTGATGATACTGCCGTTGTTCCTGTGTTCTGGGATGAAAGTGGTGATACCCCTAAGTACAGTAATGTTACATGGAATTCTTCAACAGGTAAATATAATCAAAACATAGATGCCTATAAAGTTACTTTAAAGCCTGATATTACTAAATATTCTACTGGTTCTTATGATGCATTTGATGATATTTTAGCTACTAATCAAGAAGCTACTGGTGCTCCTTACTTTGGTGACAATATTGGTGATGCTTCTACTGATCCTATCTTTGTAAATGGTGGCGCTGTTCTTGTAGACTATTATGTTGAAAAGTCTTCTGGTGCCCAGCAGATTGAGATTACAGCTGATAAGTTCGGTGGTACTTATTATATTGAGGGTGAAACACTCTTCAGAACACAACAAGGTCTTGATATGCCTGCTGAATTTATAATTCCTAATGGTAAAGTTCAATCTAACTTTACATTCTCTATGGCTGCTACTGGAGATCCTTCTACATTTACATTTACAGTAGACGCTATGCCGGATTATACAAGATTTGATCCCACAAAGAAAGTCCTTGCCGCCATCCAGATCATCCAGGATGCTGCTACATCTGAAGCTTCTCGTGAGAGAACATATACAGCTGCACCTGATGTTGATGTAAACTATCTTTAATTTATGAAACTTAAACCTAGAGTTATTGGGAATAATAGAAAAAATATTCCCGCTCCTGTAAAGGAAGAAAAACCTATTCTCCCCGAAGTAGAAGTCGAGGAAGTAGAAGAAATTGAACTTAAAGATCCGGACGATGGCGAAGGCGAAGGTTAATTAAAGGTCGGGGAGACTTAAATGTCTCCCCGATTTTTTTATATAAATTTTTATATATTTGTTTTATATAAATATATAAAACTTTATATAAAAAGAAAGGAGGAAGAGGAGAGATGAAATTAGGTGATTATGTTCATACTTCTAGAAATTTTGGATATGCAAAATTTGGATTAAAGTATCCTGATGGCTCTAAACCAAGTACAGATATTAGTGGAATATTAGGAGAAGCTACTGGTGCTATTAAAAAGGAACATGATGCAATTAGAGCTGAAGCCCGTACAGGTAAAATTGGGCCTAGTGATAATAAATTAAAAGAAATAGAAGCTACATTTGATTATCTTTATAATGGAAGTCAAGCAAAAGATGATTCTAAAAAGATTTATGAACAAATGGGTGTAGCTTGGAAAGAATATATAGATAAAGCTATGGACGCATATGTAAGTAAATTTTATGAAGGTTTATCTTTTGATAATGGTGTTCTTCACTCTGCTGGAGTTTCAACTGAAACTTTAAAATCTTTTGAAGATATTTTTTCTCAAGATAGTGGTAATGACAAACTCCAGACTGCAATAGCTCAAGCTAGAAGTATTTTAAAAGGTAGTAAAGTAGGACAGGGTGCTAGTATAAAGTTATCTTCAATTGAAGGACGCCTTGCAGGAATGAATTAGCTAATAGAAAAAGGAAAAGGAAAAATAGAAGATGTAGATTTTGACAATTTAATAAAAAATAGAAATATAATTAACAAATATTACCAAGATTTAAAAAATAAAAACTTACAGAATGGTTTACCCCGTTCTATTATGATTGATCCTGATGACAAGGAATTAAAAGATGTTATATCAGCAATTAATTTTCAAGCTGGTTTACAAAGATTTCCCACTAGTAAAGAAATAGGTGAAATTTTTGAAGTATTTGGTACTTTAATGAGTGGAGTTATGAGTGGAGCTATTGATACCACTATGACAGACACTATAGATAAGTTAGTAAAGAACTTAGAACAATTACAATACAATGGTATTGATATATGGACTGGTAAAAAAACTGACCCAGTAACTATGGGATTTAAAGGTAAGACTGTTGGTGGTGTTGCTGCTCGATCTAGAAGAAAACATTTAAATACATTAAATAATTCTGAATCAGCTGGCTTTAAATGGGAATATAATAATGGAGAGCAACAATTTGAATTCTCTCAACAAAGTCCTATGAAAGCTGACTTTAAGTTATTTTATGACCCCTCGCGTGAACCTTTGGCTGTATCTGCTAAAAACTATAGTTTGAAATCTAGTTCTCAAAATATACAATTAGTTCAGGGAACCTCTTTTCTTTAGTTATTACAAAGTATAGCAGCTGGTAGATATGAGGCTTATAACCATTGGTTAAATCTAGGTGTATTAGTGCAGGCTGGCCGAGGCGCAGGTAGTTTTGATTCAGTATTTAATGCGGCTTTAGACATGGTTAAATGCATGATAATATCTAAAAGTTTAACTGGCAATATTCCAGGGCGTGTTGGTAAAGCAGATTATTTCTTAGTTAATGCAAGAAATGGCGATCATCGAGGTGTACATTTAGTTAGTATGAATAAACTAATTAGTAATTTGGAGACGTCTTTGGATAACTATATAATTAAAGGTATGGATGATATTTTTAATCCTCCAGCAGGTAGAATTTATCCTTATGCTGATTATAAAGGGCATGAAAATAGTGGGCAAGAAGCTTATCGCAGAATAGCAGAAATGATTCGTCGTTTTGCTACTTATAAAATTACTGTTTATATGAAGCAAAAGGGTTTAGATAGTTTTTGACAATTAAAAAATTTTATGTTATAATATAAATATAATAATGAGTAAAAGGAGGTCATAATAAAATGACATTTGAAATTTCAAATAATCTCCCAGAAGATAAGAAAATTAAGGTGGGAGATCAAGAGATTGCCGTTAAGCAATACGTTCCAATCGAGGATAAACTCAAAGCTATTGAAACGATTCTTAGCTTTTGTTTAAATGCTGATACAGGTCTTTACTTACCTGGCCATGTGCTGGTGTATAGGGAGCTTTATACTTTTTATCTTTATACAGATATTGAGTTTAGCGAAGCCGATAAGGATACGCCAATGCCGCTGTATGATGCTTTAATTAATTCTGATTTTTATAGAGCTGTTAAGGAAGCTTTGCCGACAAATGACTATTTAGAGTTTACTATCCTTTTGGACGATTTTATCAGTCAATTTGAGACTTATCAAACCTCTGCTTATGGTATACTTGACAGCATGAGCAAAGATTATAAGAATCTTAATTTTGATATTGAAGAACTTCAAAAGAAGTTGACCAATAGAGAAAATATTCAGCTAGTTGATGAGATAGTGACGAAGTTGGGCTAAATCAACTAATCTTCTATATTGTTTTTTTAAATTATATAGAAGTAGATAAAATACATAACCCCTCTACTTTAATTAGTAGAGGGGTTTTTCTTTTTATAAAAAATTTGGAGAGAAAGGAGATTTACTTTAATGGCAAAACAATTAAATATGTCAATTAACATCACCGCCAATGCAGATCAAGCTAAGCGTGAGATGAAAGCCTTACAAGACCAGTTAGGTAGATTGGGTAAGGGCATAGATTATGGAAGTGGTATTGGAACAAGTTTTACTAAAGGAATTCAAACAGCTACTAAGGATTTAGCACAATTACAACTTCTTTTAAGACAAACTGTTAATACTGATACTGGTAAATTAGATTTTGCTAAATTTAACGATGGCTTAAAGAAAAGTGGAAGAACTTTAGAGGATTACTCTAAAACTTTA